AGGTCTCGTAGTCGTCGGGGTCTGGCGGTGGGGGTGCGTCGTCTGGGGGTGGTTCGTGGGACTCGGCTTGATCACCGGGAGCGCCCACTAGCTGAGGTCGGAAAGAGACCTCGGCCGATTCATGGGTTAGTTCTTGGCTAACCCCTGGGTTGTTCGGGGCGCTGTCCCCCGAACCGTTCGGGGCGCTGTCCCCCGAACCCATACGGGGCGCTGTCCCCCGAACTTCTTCGGCCGTACCGTCGGTAAGTTCGGGGCGCTGTCCCCCGTTCTGGTTCGGGGCGCTGTCCCCTGAACTTCCGTCGTGCTGGCCCCACCCCGAGGAGCGCTTCCGGGCGGTCGCCTTCAGGTAGTCCTCGGCCGCCGTCCAGTCCGGGAACGGGTGCACGACGATCACGTAGCGGGCCGCCTTGCCGCGCTTGCGCTCGCCGAGCACCTGGACGACGCCGGCCCGTATCGCGGCCTCCAGGTAGCGGCGTGCTTCCTTCTCGTCGCAGCAGGCTGCCTTGGCGATGTCCTGGATACGGATGGGCTTGCGGTCGGAGGAGAACGCGATCTCCCCAGAGGCGTTGGCGAGGTTGCGCAGCTGGCACAGGAGCAGGGGCAGGCCGGACCGTCGCAGGTAGGTGGACATAGCGCGTGTCCACTTCCACGACAGGGCGTTGCCATAGGCGTTCGGCACGCTGCCGCTGGTGCGGCCGTCCTGCTCGTCTGTACTCAACTCGGGTCTTCTCTCGTGATGTTGCGGAACCGATCCGGCAAGATCCGCCCGGGGCGGGGGAAGTGCGCGCCCCGGGCGGCGCCGGGCTACTTCGGCATGGGCATGGAGCTGTTCGGCGGGTGTACGAGGCGGTCGAGGGAGCGGCCGTCGCGCACTGCGTTCCATGTGCGGATCAGGTAGGCCATGTAGCGGCTCTCCGGCATGCGCACGCTCTCCAGCCGCTCCGACGTGACGCGGGCTCGCAGCGCCAGGACGGGGTGCCCGATGGGCAGTTCGGCGCCGTCGGCGATGCGCTGGAAGAACCACGCCGCCTCGTCGGCGGCGATCGCCGAGAACAGGTGGTGTGCGACGCCGAGGCAGGACTGCGGGATGTGGGGGAACGCGTGCCTCGTGCGGACGGCGATCTCGGTGGAACGCCTCAGCTCGGGGTGGTCGGCGAGGAGTTGGGCGCACTCGCGGTTGGTGGCGGAGTAGTTGCCGGTGAACCGGTGGTCACCGTTGTTCCAGGCCCAGACGCGGCGCAGGATCGAGGCGAGGGTGTGGGCGTTGGTCTCTCCGCGGAGCCCCATGACGTCGCCGGTGGTGCGCTTGCGGCCGGTGTCCATGGTCTCCTGCACCTCCGGCGGCAGGCCGACTACGACGAGCATCTGCACCGTGGCGTCGGACTCGATTACGGCGCTGAGGCGGTGCTGTCCGTCGAGGATCTGGCCGTCGGTCGAGAACTTGATGGCCTCGCCGTTGAGGTTCCAGTGGCCGGCGGCCATGTCTCGGGCGTAGTCGGCGACGGCGCGTTCGCGGAGCTTGCGGTTGTGGGTGTTGGAGCGGAGCCAGACGCGGGCGAGTTCGGGGGTGACGTCGATGACGACGGCGGTCGGCTCGTCGGTGTCGGGGAGGTTGGGTAGGCTCTTGGTGTTCACGAGTTGTGGCCTTTCGGGGTCGGGGCGGCGGTGCCGGGTCGGGCACCGCCGCTTTGCTGTGTGAGTGGTGGTCGCTTCGGGAGGGTCAGCGGATGTACTCGGCCTGGCGGCGCTCCTCGACGCGCCGCTTGTGGGCCTTCAGCTCGTCCTCGGTGGGCTTGTCCGCCACGAGTCCAGCGAGCTGGTCATCGGGGCGCATCGGGCCCTCGCCGACCTCGTCCAACGTCCCGTCGATCTGCCGGCCGCGGTACATGGCGCGCTTCGCCTGGAGCAGGGCGGCGGCGTCCTCGTCGCTGCGGGCGACCTCGCAGCCGGTGACGCGGACCTTCACCTGCGGGTCCTTGTCCTCGCCCTCGGCGTGCCCGGTGTACGACTTGGAGGTGAGTTCGACGATGGCGACGACGGTCCGGCCGGGCTTCTCGAAGAGGCCGCGGCGCATCTCGCGGGACATGCACGCCTCGATGGCGACGGCGGCGGAGTCGAGCTTGACCTCGGGGACGTCGGCGGGGCTGAGCTTCGGCATTACTCGGTTCCTTCCTGGTGGTGTTCCGCGGCCTGTACGGCGCGGTAGGTGTAGATGGCGCCGGGCCCCGGTGCCGGCCGCGGCAACCCCCGCACGGCCCACGGCGAGTGCCGGTCGCACTTCCAGCCGGTGACGTAGAAGCGGACCTCCCCGTCGTGCTGGCCGCGGGGGATGTCGCACGGCTCCGGGACCCGGCTGTTCATCGCAGCGGCCCGTAGCCGAGGGGGTCCTCGCCGGGGGCCAGGCCGCGGACGACGAGGACGAGTTGCCCGCCCTTCACCACCGGCCCGAGCCGCATGTCCGGGCCGACGACGCGCGTGTGGTCGTCGTCCTCGAACAGCCCGGCGTCCACGAGGCCATCGACGGCCGCTTTGAAGGACGGGTAGAGGTTGGCCGGGTCGGCTCGGCGGTGGGAGCCGGGGTGGACGACGCCGAGGATGTGTGCCCGCTGGAACAGGGGGTCGGGCTTGGCCGCGGCCAGGGCATCCATGAGGGAGGGGCACTCGGTGACGGCCTCGTGCGCGGCGTCCCGGATTGCGCGGGTGTGCTTGGCCTTCTGCTGGTGGTGCATCCGCTGGTTGGCGTTCAGCAGGGTCAGGCCGGCGGGCAGGGCGATGACGAACGGTGCGGGCCGAGGCCCGGCCGCCGTGGTGGCGGCCGGAGCCTCGGGGGTGAACAGGGTCAGATCAGCCACGGGGCACCGCCGTGGGGCTCTCGCGGCGGCACGTCCAGCAGATGCGCGTGCGGCCCTTGAAGGCGTGCATGGTGATCTGCTGCTCGGCGGGGCAGTAGGCGAGGTCGTTGACCTCGGCCGGGCGGAACAGTGCGACGGCGCGCGGGCGGCGGTGGCGGCCAGTGGGGCGCAGGCTCACGATGCGGCCCCCGATCCGGGCTGCCGGGCGTCCGGCCACGAGGAGTTGCCGTCACTGGCGGGCGTCGGCTGCTCGGGCGTGCTGGCCGGCGGCTGCTCGCTGTGCTGCCGGGTGATCTCGGCGACGGTCACCCGCTGCTCGGGAAACTCCTCGTCCACCGTCGTCTCGTTGCGGCGGATGGACTCGAAGATGATGTGCAGCTGGCCGAGGTCGAGGTTCGTCCACTTCTCGGACTTCCGGCCCGCGCGGTTCTCCTCCAGCTGCTCGACCGTGACGCCGATGCCCTCGAAGGCGGCGATGGCTTCGGCGGCGCGCTGCGCCAGGGGCGTGTCCCCTTGGCCGTGGTCGACGGTGTGCTGAGCGATGCCCTTGGCCTGTTCCCGGAACCAGTCCGGCAGCACACTGAAGATCATCTCCCGGAGGCGGCGGGCGCCGTTGTTGCTGTTGTTCTCGTAGACGTCGCGCGGGTCCTCCAGCCGCTTGCCGCCGTTCTCGCTCGTCCACCGGGTGTGCGGCACGATGAACGTGGTGGATGCGCGCTCGTTGGTCTCCAGGTCCCACGCCCATGCCTGCATCTCGGACTCGCCGTTGGCGTCGTCGCGGCGCAGCTCGTGCACGCCGTAGTGGATGTTCGTCCAGCAGCGGGCGAGTTCCTTGGCGAACTGGATCGTCTCGCCCGACACCTGCGACGTCCCGCGGCGGAAGCGGAAGAACGAGCGGACGGCGAGGGTGTGCTGCGCGAACGCCGTCTGCATCTTGCGGATGGCCTGCGCCTCGTTCCGGGGGAACTGGCGGGCCACGATCACGGCGGCCTGCACCTCGGCGACCGCGCGGGACTGCTCAACCGCGGTGCCCTGCCCGACGAACGAGGGCGCCGGCGCGGCCGGGGCCGCGAACTGGTGGTCGGTGGTGGCGGGGTAGTTCACAGGTACTCCAAGCTGTCGCGGGTCTCGGCCCACGGGGGCAGGGAAACGGGGGCGATCTCGTCGCTGTAGCCGGGCCAGTAGCCGGTGCGGGTGCACTCGGCGAAGCGCTCCAGGGCGCGCCGGTTGCGGGCGGCGCCGATCCGGCGAGAGGTGGCGTTCACCTCGATGACGGTGATCACGTAGGGCGCCTGCTTTTCCTGGCAGACGAACACGAACGCGGCGGTCTCGTCGGCGATGCCGAGGGCGTGGCAGGCGGACCGGTACCAGTCGTCTTGCTGGTGGTATCCGAAGTCGTCCACGGCCCGCTGAAGCTTCTCGGGGTGCGCCGAGACGCACGTCTTGTAGTCGGGGATGATCAGCCGCCCCGTGCGCGGGTTCGGCAACCAGTCCAGGCGGGCGCGGCGCATGACGCCGGTCTTCTCGTCGCGCCAGAACAGGGACCGTTCCGGGGTGCCGCGCTCGGGGTCGAACAGCAGGGAGGCGACGGGGTGACGGCGCAGGGCGTCCGCCATCGCGTGCACCTGCTCCCACTCGGCGGGCTTCAGCGGGATCTCGCCCGCCTCGCGGGCCTCGCGCACCGCGGCCTTCGCCACGTTGGTGTTCCAGGTCTCATGCTCGATCTTGCGGAGCTTGGGCCCGTTGCCGAGGACGAGCTTGTGCGCCGCGTTGCCGATGTCGAAGATCTTTTTCGGCGGCTGCGGGTGGTCCTGCTCGTACTTGAAGATCGCGGGACACGAGGGGTCGAGGAGCTTCCGCGCGCCGCTGGACGACAGGGCGTACCCGTGCGAGTGGTACTCCTCGTTCGTCATCTCGTAGATGCCGGGCTCGGTGATGGGTTCCGGGCCGGCGGCCGGGGCCTGCACGACGGTCGTCATCAGGCGTCACCTCGTTCGGTGATGTCGGTGAAGTGCTCGAACAGGCCGCCGCTGACCACGTTGGGCGCCCACGAGTCGTTGTCCTCGTAGTGCACCCAGCCGTGGGCGTAGCGCTCGCCGGTGGCGGGGTGTGTGCCAACGTGGTCGACGGTGAACGGGCCGCCGTAGAAGTGGGCGGTGTAGGTGTGGCCGGGCTCGAAGAAGTCGGCGGGCAGCGTCCGCAGGTTGTTCGGGCGGACCGCCCCGCGCTCCAGCTTCGAGGCCATCGCGGCGACGGCGTCGGCCTGCGCGGCGCGCATCCGGCCGCCCATGGCCCGGAACTCGCGGGCCTTCTTCACCAGCCACGCCACGGTCATGGCGTCGCGCTCGGCGATCACCTCGGCGCGGTAGGCGTCGAGCAGCCCCTCGGCCTCGTCGACCGGACGCGGCGTCTGGCAAACCGCGTTGCCGGTCAGGTAGTTCAGCAGGCCCTGCCGGGCAGTGTGGGCGTTCACGATGCCCTCCGGTCCTGCTGCACCGGCAGCGGGTTGGCCGCGAAGTGCGCGCGGGTCGGGCGCATCGACGGGTGCTTGATCTGCGAGGCGCCACGGCCGGGGGCCAGTTCGCAGTCCACGTGGAACCACACGGCGCCCTCGTAGTCGCACTCGTTGCCGTCACAGCCGAGGGGGCGGGGGATCATCGGGCGCCTCCCTGCGGCTGCTCCAGGTGGCAGGCGACGACGAGCAGCCACGCGGCCAGCTGCATCCGGGCCTTCAGCGCGGCCTGCTCGGCGGCGTCGTGCGCCCGGTGGGCGGCGTTGCGGGCCGGGTCGAGGGACACGTGCGGCAGGTCGCGGCCCGCGAGGTGGGCGGCGAGCCAGAGCGGGGGCAGCGTGGTGGTGCCGATCGCGGCGGCGGTGAGCCACTCAGCGGCGGTCGCGGCGGGCATCAGGCACCACCCGTCTCGGCGGCGCGCTTCACGGCGATGCACGTCTGGCGGACGCGCCGGTCGATGCTGATGTCCAGCTCGGCGACCGACCCGGCGTGCATCTCCTCGGGCTCGTCGGCGGCACTGATCCAGCGCGGCTCACCATTCGGCCAGATCTGGCGGGCCACGGTCTCGCACGCTTCGCGGGCCGCACCCTCGGTGGCGTAGCTGCCGAGCTCGATGGAGCCACGCACCGCGCGGTACGGCATGTCTGGCGCCTGCTCGCGCTGCCCGGCGAGGATCGCCCGGAGCTTGTTCACCTGCGGCCTCACGTCGTCCTCGCGCGGCGGGATGTACTGGTCGTCCTGCGGCGAGGACGGGGTGCAGGTGCACTCCGGGCCCGCGCAGCACGACCGCAGTTCCTCGGCCGCACCGGTGAGCGCGTACCGGACCGGGCCCTCGTCGGCCGGCCGCTCGTACTCGGCGAGCCGTGCCCGGAGTTCCGCGGCCTCGTCGGTCGCCACCTTCAACGCCATCTGCCCGGCGATGACCGTGAACAGCATGTGTTGCAGGGCTTCCTGGGCGGCCCGGGCACGTGCCGCATACCGGTCGGCAGCGCCACCGGTGGAGATCGCCCGAGTGCGAGCCGTGCCCCACGCGATGCGGTACCGCGCGGCGCGGGTCTCCAGCGCAGCCGCGTAGGTGATGGTGTTGTCCAGGACGAGCCGCAGATCGTCCTTCGTCATGCGGGCGTTGAGCGCCTCGCGGGCGTGGTCGAGCATCGTGCGAGCCGGGCTCTCGGGGACCAGCGTCGCGGTGCCCACCGGCACCGGCAGCACGTCCGCCGACCCAGCGATGCCGTGCTCGGCCAGCTCGGCCAGCGTCGCCATCACGAAGTTCGGGCAGGTCTGCACGCTCTCCGGGGCGTACAACGCGACCCCGCCCCGAGTGACCGTGCGGCGCGTCCAGCACACGCCATCCCTCGTGTTCACGACCAGTGGGGCGCTCATGCCGCCACCTCGTTCGCGTCGGCCGCCGCCTCCAGCACCGCAACCGCCGACTCCGTGGTGCGCGACTCGACGTCGCCCCACGCGTCGACGTGCGCCTCCAAGTCGAAGATGCCGCCGAACAGCGGACCCTCCCCGTCGACCTCCAGCCGCAACGCCAGCACGGCGATCGCCTCGTCCGACAGCAGCGACGTGCGGTGCGGGTCGCCGGTCGTCACGCACTTCAGCGCGGCCACGATCGACATCGGACGCAGCGCGTGCGGGATGCACATCTCCCGGTCCATCGCGTCCGGCACGAAGTCGCCCTGGCACAGGCCGTTCACGGCGAGCAGCCGAGCCGCCGCCCGGTACACGCCGGGCACGGTCGTCGGCCGCGCCTGCGGCGCCTGGTGCAGCGGGAGAACCCTGCCGCTGCTCTGCAACAATGTGGCCATCGGTGGCCTCTCTTTCTGTGGTTGGTAGGGGCGCCGAACGAGGGGTCGCCGAGCCGGACAAGCGGGCGGCCCTTCGGCGCGTCATGGGGGGGGTCAGGCGGTGATCTGCTCGGCCTGCTTGGCCATCCACTTGCGGACGGCCTCCGGGTCGAAGCGCCGGCCGCGCATGGCCGTCGGCTCGACGGGGCAGCCCTTGATCACCCACTGGTTGACCGTCCAGTTCGAGACGCCGTAGCGGGCCATGAGCTGTGCGGTGGTGAGCAGGGGGGCGAGCCCGGTGGGGGCGAGCGTCTCGGTGCGCTCAGCGAGGGTCTGAGTCGCCATGGTCTTTACACCTTTCCACTGTGTCAGTAGAAACTGAAGGCATGTCGAAGTGCTGCTGGAGGGGTTCGTCGAGCGCGGTCGTTATGAGCCACGCGGTCCGCAGCCGGCACTTCTCGGCCGCGGTCCGGCCGGATCCGGTGACCTTCACGACGGTTGCGACGCTCACGCCCTGTCCGCGCACGTCGACCTCTTGGGTTCGTGCGGCGAGTTCGGCCTGCGTCACCCCGTGGCGCCGCATGGCGTCTCTGAGTGGCTTGCCTTCACCCTTGCGGATCAGGTCGGTCATGTGGGCCTCGCACCTGTCGGGGACTGCGCGACACCCTGCGGTGCCGTTGACACATTTCTACTGTGTCAGTGTCAGTGAGGTCAAGTGAGTGACAGTGAGTTTCAGTGAGGGTGGTAGAAATCGAAAGCGTGTTCTAGCGTGGATGCATATGACACGGGCGACGTCACGTAGCGGGGAGGCTACTGGGCGCGTTCAGAACGCGCCAATGCTGCGGCGCGCTTCTACTTTGGCTTGCAAAAGTAGAAGATCATAGGCGACCCTTAGCACGTGGCAGACCCCGAGCGCACTGAGGATCTGGCGCAGCTCCTCGCTCGACTCAAAGACGAATACGACGTCAACGAGAGCGAGATCGCGCGCCGCATCGGCGTCGCCCCCGCAACCGTCAACAGCTGGACGCGCAGAACCAGAGGCGGAAAACGGGGCGTGCGCCCCGAAACGCTGCGCGCACTCGCCGCCGCCTTCCCCAAGTTCAGCGAAGACGAGATCTTCCAAGCAGCCGGCCGCCAGTCCCCAGGCCCCCTCAGCCCCGAGGCAGAGAGCCGCGTCCTCGAGCTGTACCGCGCCCTGACCGACGAGCAACAGCGCATGATCGAGGCGCAGTTGCGCGCGGTGACTGAAATGAATCGGACGGGGCAGTAGGACCACCGGCTGCCGTACTGGCCAGTCTGACTTGGATCAGACCTGCTCACTCTCGGTGAGTCTTCCGCAACAACACGCTCACCACTGGTCGAAAATTCCACCAGACGGAGGTACGGTCAGTCGCACGCCCGATGTCCTCCCCCATCGGTGCAGGCCCGGTCTTACCTGCGTTCCTGGGGGTGTTCATGTGTGTCCGCGTTCGGTTCGTTCCGCCCGACGCGCTTCCCGGCTTCGATGCCGACGCCAGAACCATCAGCATTCCGCGTGACCTCACGCCCCCACACACGGTCACACTCGTACGCGCCATCCTTCGCGAACTCGTCGTCGAACAGCCCGAGCTCGGTGCAGTCTGCTGGTGTGGGGATCCGGTCGACCTGACCCCCCGCATACCTCAACAGCGGAGGAACGAGCAGGTGGTGCAGCATGGGGCGTAGGGCCTCGAACAACCCGCGGCAGCTGCGGGCGAAATCATGTGGCTGCCCGAAGTGCATGGAACAGTACCCACCCGAGCAGTACGGCGAGCGCAACCGGCGTCGAGACTGCACCGGCAGTTGGCAGGCTCGCTACCGGGACCCTGACGGGAAGCAGAAACAGAAGTGCTACCCGATCGCGGACGGCGGCAAGCGCGCCGCTGAGGCCTTCCTCGACGAGGTCCGATCCCGGGTGCGCCGCCGGGAGTACGCCGACCCCCGTCGCGGTGAGATCACCCTCGGCCAGTGGTGGGATCTGTGGTGGCCGGCGCAGCCGACTCGAGCGGTCACGACCACGAACAGGAAGCTGTCCGCGTGGCGGGCCCACATCGAACCGCGCTGGGGACGCTGGCGTTTGTGCGACCTCGAGTACATCGAGTTGCAGAAGTGGTTCACGTCCGAAGTCAAGGGCCACCACACCCGGCGCAAGGTGCTCGAGCTGCTGAATCAGATGCTTCGGGATGCGGTCCGGGATGGCAGGAGGATCCCGTACAACCCGGCCTCCGAGGTCCAGCTGACCCCGCCGCCGAAGAAGGACGCCGAGGACACCAGGCCACCGACCCGCGCGCAGTGCGCGCTCATCCGCCAGCACATGCCCTCGTGGTACCGGCCGCTCGCCGTGTTCCTTGAGGAGACTGGCCTGCGGTGGGGTGAGGCAACCGGCCTTCGGTGGGCTCACGTTGACCTGGAGGCGCACCACCTCAAGGTGAAGGAAGTGCTCAGTGAGGACCGGGGGACGCTGTTCCGGAAGGCTGCGCCCAAGTCGGCGGCCGGCTTCCGTACGGTCCCGCTCACTCCGGAGGCTGTCGAAGCAGTTGAGACGATGGCTGCCCGCTTCAAGCCGGTCGACACCGTCTCGCCTATCGGGGACGGTCGGGACTTGCACGCGGACGAGTTGGTGTTCCGCGGCCCCCTCGGTGGGGCTCTCACCCGGCACAACTTCCGGCGAACGTGGATCCCGGCGATTCAGGCTGCGGGCCTGGCTCGGAAGGTGACGAACCCGGAGACGGGGCGGGATGAGTGGTGGCCGCGGGTGCATGATCTGCGGCACGTGTTCGCTACCCGGTTGAAGGATCTCGGCGTCCCTGAGAAGGACGTGCAGACGGTCATGGGTCACGACCGCGGGTCGAAGGTGACGTGGCTTTACCAGCACTCGGCGGAGGACGTGGCGGCCCAGGTGCTCTCGGCCATGGCTCCCGAACCCAAGGCCGGCGTTCGAATCCTCAAGGCGGTGTGAGGCCGGATGCCACGCAGATGCCACATGGATGCCACAACACCCCCTCACTGACCCTCACTGAGACTCACTGACGCTAGTTTGTGCAGGTCATGCCCCTGCGAACCGAGACTCACCGAGGCTCACTCATCCTCACTGAGGCTCACGGATGATGCACGCTTTCTCCTAAAGCGGGTGTCGCAGGTTCGAATCCTGCCGGGGGCACGACCGAAGTAGCAGGTCAGAGAGCTACAGGCCCCTCGTTCCATTCGAACGAGGGGCCTCTTTCATGATCGAATGCCACATGGATGCCACATCCCCATGGATCATTCACTCAGCTGGGGTAGTGGCACCCCGCATTTATGCGCTTACAGTGCTGGTTGCGAGGGCTGGCGTGGCTCCCCACACGCGCCAGACGCGCGCTCGCATCATCCTGCGGTGCCCTTCGGGGAGGTTGGGCCCGCAGGCCGAGGCCCCCGCCGCAACAGTCGGCGGGGGCCTCGTGCACGTACAACGTAGACCGCCCCGCCCCGTATTGGGGCGGGGCGGCACGCTCTGAGCGGATCAGAGCGTGGACGGCAGGAGCGGACGCGCGAACGCTTCCTGCCGCCCGGGCCCTCAGACCTTGCGGGGTGCCGAGGGCCGATCACGCTGGGGGGTGGCGCGCCACAAGCGGTTTCCCTCTTCCAGCAAGATCATTCAATGTAGGTCAACCCCTACAGACATTCGATCATGAAACGATCACGGTGGCAGAGTGCCCTCAGCCTCGCCCCCGCCCGACTGGGTCCTCCAGGAACGCAGGCAGGTAGGCGAGCGCATACGTGCCGCACGGATCAACGCCAACCTCACGCAGGAACGCGTGGCGTTAGCCGCCGAAATCGACCGACCATCCGTCGTACGTATCGAGCAGGGGCAGCAGTCCCCCACCCTGGACACACTCATTCGACTTGCCCGCGTGATCGGCGTGCCGCTGTCGGAGCTGGTGACGTGAGCGACCTGCCACGGCACCTGCCGCACTCGTGCGGTGACGTGCGGCCACCCGGTGAAGCGGATGGCCGCACGCTGGGCTGGTGCCGCGGTGAAGCGCGGCGCCAGCCCGCCGCCCCCGTCAGTGCGGGCCCGCCTCGATCGGCAGCAGGTGATCCGCGGTCTCTGGGCGCTGCTGGAAAGGAGGGCAGCAGCGCCCAGGGGTGGCCGCCCCCGACGGGGGGCAGGGACGGCCACGCCCTCCCGGCGCCGACACGGTCGGCGACGCACCGGCACCGGAGGTCAGGAGTCTTTCGGTATGCCGTGGGGGTGGCGGCGGATCTTGACGTTGCAGTCGCTGACGGTGGTGTGATCGCGCTCCTGCCTCGCTGTCTCTCGCTGGCGGGCCAACGCCCGGCACTCCGCGCAGTCGTGCACCGGGTCCGGTTCGGGCATCGGCACGCCGACCATCGGCGCGGGCTCCATGACCTCCACTCGCCGGGTCACAGCCACCCCCGCCGCAGGAACAGGCGCAGCAGCGCGCGGCCGATGTCGCAGGTGTCACTGCCCCTGCATGACTCGCAGGTCTCCAGCGTGTGGTCGAACAGCGCAAGGTATGCGTGTTCGCCGACATGGCGTCGGCAGCCGCGGGGGAACCAGCGCATCGGCGACGTGGTCCCGTCCACCTCCGTCATGCGCTCGCCGAGGTCTACGGCCATCTCGCCGGTGAGCGGCTCCTCGTGCCGGTCCCAGACGCACACCCGCCCCTCTACCTGGGCATCGGTCAGCGCGGCCAGGTCAGGCACGGCCAACTCCGCTATGGCCTGTGGGGTGATCTCTGTGGTGTTGCCCATCTGCTACCCCTCGTGGATCTCGGCCCAGATCTCCGGGACGTCCGTCGTGTCGCAGCTGCCCCACCGGTCCGCGCTCGCAAGCGCAGGCATGACGGCCCGCCACGTGGATTCGTCCTGCGGGTCTGGCGCCGCGGTGTGGAAGCGGAGGCGGCCTTCAAGCGCGAGCAGGTGGACAGGCTCGTCGAGGGCCCGTTCCAGCGCGGCTCGTAACGCCGCTGCTCGCAGACTCATAGGCACAGCACATCCCCGCTCTCGTGCGAGAGAATGACTCTCGTACGAGAGTAGCGAGAGCAGCACTACTCTGTCACGCAGGTCACACAGAAGGGAGGCGGACAGTGAGCACCGAGCCGCCGCTGTACCTGCGCGTAGCCGAAGAGCTGCGCGCCCTCATCTCCACCGGCGAACTCGCGCCCGGCGCCCGCCTCCCATCCGTCGCCGAACTCATCCAGCAGTACGGCGGCAGCAACTCCGTGGCCAGCCGCGCCTACAAGCTGCTCGTCGATGACGGCCTAGTCGTCTCCCGGCACGGCGTCGGCCACTACGTCCGCGGCCCCGAGACGCCCGAGCTGCTGGTGCGCCGGCACCGGCGCCGCAGCGAAGACTCACCGTTCGCGCAGGGCGCCGCTGAGCAGGGCGCGGTCGGCACGTGGCGGCACGAGTCCACCACCGAGCAGGCCTCCGAGACCGTGGCCGCCCGGCTCGGCATCACGGCCGGGGACCCGGTCATGCACACCTCGTACGTCTACCTCGCCGACGAGCGGCCCGTGCAACTCGCCGAGTCGTGGGAGCCCCTCGCCCTCACCGGGCAGTCCCTCGTCGCCCTGCCCGAGGTTGGACCGTACGCCGGTGTCGGGGTGGCCGCGCGCATGCGGGTGCTCGGCATCGAGGTCGGCGACCCCGTCGAGCGGGTGCGCTCAAGGATGGCGTCCCGGCAGGAGGCGCAGGCCCTCGGCATGACCCCGCCCGGACCCGTCCTGTTCGTCGAGCGGACGTACTACGACCAGGCCACCGGCCGGGCTGTTGAGACGGCGGACGTCATCATGCGCGGTGACCGGTGGGTGGCCATTTACGGGCAGGTTCCACAGCGCGGTTGATCAGGCGTACTGGCGGCGCGTGGGATCGAGCGCAGTAGCCAGCGGCAGCAGGCCCCCGTCGTCGGGGCTCGGTTGTGGTGCACCATCGCGGCGACACACGAGCGCGTCCGGGTCCCAGCTCGGGGCCTGAAGCGAGTACCCATCGGGGCAGTCCGGTCCGGGCGGTCCCTGCTCACCGCGAGGGCCTTGCTCACCTTGCGGGCCCTGTTCACCCTGCGGGCCCTGCGTGCCGGGTGGTCCCTGCGGGCCCTCCGGTCCGGCCGGCCCCTGCGCACCGTCCGCGCCCGGGGTGCCGGGCTCGCCGTTCTGGCCCGGTGTTCCGGGTGCGCCGTCGTCGCCGGGTGGGCCATCGGTGCCGGGTTCACCGTCGGTGCCCGGTCGTCCGGGGTCGCCCTTCTGGCCGGGGATGGGCACGGGCACCTCGGCCCTGTCGGGCAAGTCGTCCACCGCCTCGGACGGATCCGGGGCGACGGGGGTTTGTCCCTCGCTCCGCACCTGCGCCCGCAGCTGCCGCACGTCCGTAGCGAGCGTGCTGACTGCCTCGCCACGGCGGTTCGCCTCTGCGACCGCTTCCTGTCGTGCGGTCGCCTCGGCGTCGATGCGGCTCCATATGAGGACGACCGCACCGGACAGGGCGACCAGCCAGCACAGCAGCGCCACCGGGCGCCAACGCCGGGCAAGGGCCCGCTCTGTCCGGGTCACGGTTGTCCTCCGGGTGGAATGAGTGCGCGGAGCCGGGCAATCTCCGCTTGGTCAGCGGCCCGTAGCGCGGACAGTTCGGCGAGCTTCGCGTTCAGCTCGGTCCGCTCCGCCTTCAGAGCGTCGCGCTCTTCCTGAAGGTCGTTGGTGAGCGACGAATAGCCCGTGAGGGCGTTCTCGCCTCTCTTCCCGAGGTACGCCACCACGCCGCCGACGACCGCGCCCACACCAACCAGCAGGCTGCCGAGGGTGGTGGCGTCCAACTGGTGTGCTCCTAGACGCCGCGCGCCAGAGAGGCGCTGTTCTTGGTGCCGAACGCCCGCGCCACCATGCCCTTCAGCACGGTCCCCGCTGCGGCCACTCCGGCCGCGGCCATCGTCTCCCAGAAGGAAGCGCGGAACATGTCGGCCGGGCCCGCAGCTACGGCCACACCGCCGGCCGTGACGACGAACGTGGCGAGGGTGCGCTCGGCCAGGTCTCTGGCGTAGGTCTTCGCCGTCTTTACGACGGTTTCGGCGTTGGGCAGGTTGAGTTCGGACATGGGGGTACCTCTCATTTCTGGGTGTCGGCGGCGTCCAGGCGGACGTCGATGGATTCCACGGCCTCGGTGACCGCGGCCCGGACCTTGGAGACGAGGGCGTCCACGTCCACGGCCTCGTCGAGGCGGCCGAGAGCGGAGGCCATCGCGGTGATGGCAGCGGTCTGTGCGGCGTCGTTGGCCTGGAGGACACGCAGCCGCTTGCCCATGTCGATCAGCAGCGAGGCCGGCGCCCAGTGCTCGTTCCCCGGGGACCAGTCGGCCGGGACGCCGATCACTCCGTCGGTCTTCCACAGCGTGGCCACGTCGGCTTTGGTCAGCGGCATGTTGTCCTCCTCGGTGGTGGGGCGCGGGGCCCCGGCTTTGACCCAGGCGTACACGGCGTCGCCGGGGCAGGATGTGGCGTAGCCGTCGCGGTGCCCGCCGAGCCACGCCCCGGCCGGGCCCTCCTCGCGGCAGTAGTCGATGGCGTCACGGGCGCCGTGCAGCTGCTCGTCCGTCGGCCGGGTGAGCCCCGACGAGCCGACGAGCAACAGCACCGCGTAGTCCTGGTTGTTCAGGCTGGTCGAGCCGTTCGCGGAGTTCCGGCGGCGCAGTCCTCGGCCCTCGTACACGTAGCCGTGGGTGCAGACGGCGAACGAGTAGCCGATGTCCGACCAGCCGTTGCCGTCCATGTGCTGGGCCTGGATCTGCCGCACGTAGGCGGCGCACTGCGTGTGCGGCCGGTCGGTGTACGGGGTGCCGAGGTAGTGCAGCTTCACGCCGCGGCGGTTGCCGCTGTAGAGGGTGGCGCCGTTGGGCAGGCGGTAGTCCCGGGCCCCCCACTGCGCGCGCGTCACGAGCTTCATCACGGTGTCCTTTCAGAGAAGTCGGGCGTAGCGGGGTGCGCCGCCGATCGAGCCGCCGCCGCCGAACTTCCCGCCCGTGTTCGTGCCGGACGTGCGACGCACTTGGATCTGCACCTTCAGCAGCGACGTGGCCCGGTACGGGGTGAGATCGAGGGTGAGCGCGGGCAGCGTGTAGGCGAACGTGGCCGGCACCGTTCCGCTCGCGACGACGGTGGAGTCGTTGAACACGACCTGCCACTCGCCGCCCGTGTTGACGCTGGAGACCTGGTCGCCGATGAACACCAGGCCCAGACTGAGGCTGGCCGTGCGGGGGGACATGACCGTTTCCCACAGCGTCGCGAATGACGTGCTGTCCTCGTAGACGAACGTGTGCAGCGACGTGGGGTAGAACGGCAGCTCGTCCCGCTCCCACCCCGCCCGCTGAAGCGCGGCCACGGTCTCCTCGAGCTCGGCGAGCCGCTGGAGGAAGTCGACGGTCTTCTGCACCTTGGGCACGTCACACCCCCACGCAGGTCAGGCGTACGCGCTCGGGCCCGTTGACCGCGGTGTTCTCGATGCTGACGATGCGCAGCACCCCCTCGCGGCCGGACGGGCTCTGCGGCTCGGGGTCGATGACGAACAGCGCCTCGTCCCCCACGGAGTACGAGCCGAACTCGGGGTCGGTGTCGGCAGCCACCTCGAACGTGGGCTGCGTCGTCGACCGCGAGCGGGCGTCGAGGTCGGCGTTCGTCATGCCCTGCACCTGTGCCTCGTCGATCACCCCGTCGTACGTCTGCACGCCCTCCAGTAGCGGCCACCCGGAATCGATCAGGTCCGTTGCCGCCGCGGTCTTCACGATCCGTGCCTCACCGCTTCCGGCGCCGAGCCCGGACATCTCCGTGACGAGGGACGTCCCGTCCTCGGGCCAGTCATAGTCAATGATCGAGCCGTGGCCGCCGCCCTTGGAGAACACCAGGCCCGACTCCTGCGCGGTCCGGCCGCGCCGCGGGTACCAGGCGCGGGCCCTGCGGAAGCGCTGCGGCGCTTGGTTGTTCGCCGCGCTGGTCCAGCCCACTTCGACGCCGAAGTCGAACCCGGAGTCGGCCGACGCCAGCTCGGCGATCGCCTTGTAGATCTCCGGCCGCTCGTACCCGAAGTACGAGACGGTGCGGTCGATGCCGTGGCCCGGCGCAGTCAGCGGGTTCAGGTCGATGTTCACGTTCCCGCCGGCTTGGTCCTGCGCGTAGCGGAGCAGGCTCCACATGATGAACTTCTGGTCGCCGTAGAGACGCTGCCCACCGGCGTCCACGTAGGCCGGGTTGGTGAGCAGGCTCGTGTCCGTGGACAACGTCTTCTTGACGTACCGGTGCTGGAAGTAGCTGAGGAACTCGGCGGCCTGGATGGACTTGCCGCCCTTCACCCGGTCGCGGGTCCAGATGATGCCGCCCCACACGAGGACGCCGTCACGGTCGACGTACACCGCCGTGCGGCCCGGGGTACTCGCGGTCTCCGGGTCGAGCGGCAGCGTCTCATCCGCGTACGGGATCGTGCCGGACAGCTTGCCGATCCCGTTCAGCTCGAAGCTGTACGAGACGTCAGCGAGGGGCAGTTCCGCGAGCAGCGTGTCCGTGCGCAGATCCGTGAACAGGTAGGTGTACGTGTGCTCGGGCGAGGTCTGCGTGCCCGCAGTGAGCATCGCGGACACCATCGCGAAGTCAGTGCTCACGGGATCGGGGTCACCTCCAGCGTGCCGCCGGAGATCGTCGCCGTCGATGACGAGCCCGAGGAGATGTTCCACTGCGGCGTGATCGTGAGGCTGGCGCCCGGGGTGAGACCGGTGATCAGCCGCGTGCGTGTCGCGGCGATACGGCCGCCCGCCGCAGTGAGCGAGTTGAAGGCGGACGCCGTGACGGTGGTAGCACCCGAGGCACGCCACGTCACGTGGCACGTGCTGGTGGCGGTGTTCGTGTTCTCTGCGTTCGCCGAGATCGACACGCGGACCATGCCCGACGGCGGCACCGTGACGGTGATCGGCGCCCACGACCCGGACAGGAAGTCGGTGTACGTAGCGACCACGTTGAACGGCGGGTTCGCCGACTGGAGCGACGACGACGGCCGCACATACTCGCGCAGCTGCCGCTTCGTCCCCGCCAGCTGCCCAACCTCCACCACGTCGGTGTCGGTCAGGTACAGCGCCTGCCCCGGCGCCAGCCGCGGCGGCGCGTTGTTCGACGACACCGGCACGATGCCGCCCGCCGCGACCGCGTACTGCCGGAAGTCGGTGATGTTCGCCGCCGACACCGAGGTCTGGCTAGGGCCGATCGCCAGCTCAGCGAGCAACTGCGCGTTGTTCGGCAGCGCCGGCCGCACCGCCGCGCCAGCGCTCGCAGCGTACGCGCCTTGGATGATCTCCAGCCGCCACTCAGATACGCCGCCCGCATACTCCTGGTCGTACACCGAGGCGACCACGGCGTCCTTGCGGTACTGGCCGGCGCCGCCCGCCGGGGCGACGGTCAGCGTGAGGTCGGCGTCGTTGACGCACAGGTAGGTGCCGACTCCGCCCGTGTCGTGCTGGTCGATGAACGCGAACCCGGCGGACACGATGACCGTCATATTCGGTGTCGCCGCCGCGCGGACCTTCATCTGCGCGTTCTGGTAGCTCGGCTTCACGCCCTGCCGAATCCGCATGGGAGTTGCCTCGTCCACCGCGAACCCGGGGTACGACAGCAGCGACGTGACCACCAGCCGGTCATTGCGGGCCGGGTACGTCCCCGCCTGCATCCACGGGGGAGGATTGATAGCGGCCATCTCTCAGGCCTCCTTTCTCACAGGCTGGTGTCGCGCCACGTGGCGGTCAGCAGGGACGATTGGCCGGGCGCACCGGGCAGGGCGCTGCCGCGGTAGGCGAGTTCATTAGAGCCGGGCAGCAGCACGGGCCACGCCGAGCCCGCACGCACCCACGTACGGCGCGGGGTGGAGCCCATGAACAGCACCGCGCGGGTGCGAGTGTCGATCAGTAGGTACTCGCCGGGCTGGAGGGTTGCGTCGAGGGTGAGGATGCCGCCCCCGATCTGCTCGATCGCCGGGTTCGCGACCGGCCCGTCCAGCCGCAGGATCGGAAACGCTGGGCTGGCCCCGTCGTTCACGGCGGTCAGCCGGCCGGACTCGCCAGCGTCGCCGTAGGCGCGCGGCCAGGACACCGCGCGGCGGGATGTCGAGGCGTGCGCCGTGCCGTCCCAGGTGCCGCCCGACACGCTGCCGTCCACGTACTCGTTGAGTTGGCCGGACGGGTCGCACATGACCGCGTCCACTCGCCATACCGTCCCCGTGCTGCCGTTGAGGGCGAGGCCGATCCGGTCGTACGACTCACCCGGGCCGAGCGTGTAGGCCACGTCGATGCGGCCCCACGTCCCGGTCGGGGGCAGCGTGGGGAGCGGCAGTTGGAGCGGCGTGCCGGTGGCCAGGCGCAGCGCCACATAGCCGGAGGCCGGCGCCCCGGACACGATCTTCACCCAGAACGACAGGCGCAGTGTGGCGCCCTCGGTCTGCGTGGGGATGAGCCACAGTCCACCGGCCTGTGAGGCGGTGCCCGAGGTGTGCGTGTGCTCGACGGACGCGACACCGTACTTGGTGTCGGTGGTCACCCGTGTGCGTGTGATGTTCGCGCCGAGCGACACGGTGTTCGTGAGATCCACCTCGGCGCTGGGGTTCAGCACGAGGTTCCGCACCTCGACGCCCGTACCGAGATAGGCCAGCGGGTAGGAGCGGCCGGCCGCGGGACTATACGCCGTGGTGGACGCGGTCTTCTCCTCCAGCCCGTACAGGTAGGGGTCGGCGCAGTACAGCTCGAGCGCGGCGTCCCCGATGCGCCACAGGTACTCGGCGTCGTACGGGATCGCACGCTTCCGTACCTTCGCCCACACGAGGATGTTCTGATCGAGGAACTGGAGCGGCGCGGGCTGGCGTTGCGGCTGCGTCGCGTTGCGTAGCGCGATGGACAGGGCCCGCAGATCGTCGGGTGTCTCGCCGCGCAGCCCGAGCTTCAGCTGCACCGTGCGGGCCTCGGTGTAGTCCGGGCCGGTGTAGTCGCCGTGCTGCCCGGGCCGGTCCACGTCCTCGGACCGGATGGCCGGCAGATCGTCCAGCCCCTCGATTCCCGTCACCGCGTACGGGCTGCCGGGGCCGAACGTGAGGTCGCCCCACTGCACCCGGCCGATTGCCTGCTGAGCCACGGTCACCGCCTCCCTACGAGGCCGCGCCACGACAGCTCGCGGACCAGCTCGCCTGGCGTCGCCTGCGTGCCGTACATGTTGATGTTGTAGGTGTCGCTCCCGCCGCCACCGCCACCCGCATACACCGCGGCGAGCTGCCCGGGCATCGGCGTAGCGGACAGCGCACCGCCCACCCCGGACGCCACGTTGAGCACGCCGGCCGCCACCGACCGGGCCGCGTCCATGACGCGGGACGAACTGGCGGTGAGGCCCCCGCGCCAGCCCTCCATGTCCATGACGCCGATCTCGTGGAATGCGCGGGACGGGCTCTTGGTCTTGTGCGCCTTCTTGACCGTCTTCAGCATCCCCTCGGCGATCCGCCGCATCTGCCGCTCGATCGCGCCCTCTTGCGTCCGCAGCCCGGCCATCAGGCCTTGGGCGGCGCGGATCCCGGCCTGGTACAGGGCGTCGCCTACGGTGTTGCCGGTCGACGTCGCCGAGGCGGCGAGCTGCCCTTGCAGGTCGTTGATCTTCTTCAGCTCGGCCGGGGTCGCGTTCGCCAGGGCCCGGGCCGTGGCGCCGCCCGCGTCGACACCAGCGTCCGCGATCTGCTGGAGCAGGTCGCTACGGAGCCCGGCCTTGCGCAGCTTGGCGATGTTGGCCTGGAAGTCCTTCGTTGCCTTGAGTGCCTGCTGCAACCCGACCGTGATCGCCGACACCGAGTTCACATCGGTGTTGCCCTGCACGATGTTGGCCTCGTCGAGGATGCCCTTCGTGATGTCCGCTCGCGCCTTGTCCCGCGCGGTCGTCAGATCCTTGATCTTCTTCTCGACGGCGGCCAGCTGCTTGAAGACGTTGTCCCGCTTGGTGACCTGCTTCTGCAGCTCCCTCGTCGAGGCCGCCAGCGACTTGCCTACCCCGTTGCGCACGTTGGCCGGCAGAGCCTTAGTGATGGACTCCAGCCGGGAGCGCAGCTTGGCCGTGCTGTCGTTGATGCCGCGTATGAACCCCTCGATCAGCAGCCGACCGGCCGGGGTGAGGATCTTGGCGTCCTTCGACGGCGGGCCCTTCCAGCTGGTGAGCTTGCCCGTGATCTCGCCCAGCTTCGACTTGACGCTGCCGACCATGCTGGCGATGCCGTTGATGAAGCCCTGGATCAGGGACTTACCTGCCGAAACCAGGGTGCCGTTCAGGCTGCCGAGCGCCGAACGGGCACGGCCCGGCAGGCCCCGCACCCAGGTGATCGCAGCAGAGATCTTCTGGCTGATCGCGTTCACCATCGACTGGCCGGCTCTCACCGCGGGGGTGACCATGCTCACGGCGAGGTTGCCCAGCGCGGACAGCGCCCGGCTTCCCATGCCGCGGAGCCAGCTGACCGCCTTGCCCACCGCGTCGCCGATCCACTTCCCGATAGCGGAGGCCTTCTCGCTGATGAACGACGCTGCCTTGCCGACGCCCTCCTGTGCCATCTTCCACGCGCCGGAGAAATCGCCCGTGAGCAGCTTGGCGATGAACTTGAGGACCGGCACGACGACGTTCGTGATGACCCCAGCAAGCAGGTTCGCCAGGATCCCGGCGAGGCTCGCGATCAGACCGATCAGCGGTTGAATGATCGGCATGAGGGCATTGAGGATGATCACGACGAGTTGACCGAGCGCGGCCATGATCGGGGCGGCAGCGGCGAGCAGCTGACCGAACGCGGCGCCCAGCGTGGCCAGGCTCGGCGCCAGCTGCACGAACAGGTCGGCCAGAATCGGCAGCAGGGTTTCGGTGAGCTGCGCGAGCAGGTCAGCGAACGGCTGCACGTAGGTGGGCATCTGCGCGAGGATCGGCGCGAGCGCCCCGAGCAGGGCGGTCGCGACCTCTTGCAGCACAGGCGCGAGCGCCATGAACACCTGCTGTAGCGCCTCGAACAGCGGCATCAGCACCGGCAGCAGGGCCGTGATCAGCTGGCCGAACACTTCGAGCAGCGGCGACACGGCCACGATCAGCTGCCCCAGCGCGCCGGCCACTTCATTGAGGACGGGGCCGAGTGCCTCGATGATCGGCTGGAGGGCGGCGCCGAGCGTCGTCACGAGTTCCTGGATGGGCGGCCCGAGCGTCGTGAGGATGGGGGCCACCGCACCAAGAGCAGAGGCAAGCAGGGGGGCCACCGTCTGGCCGATCGTGCCCATCGTCTCGAACAGGCTGCGCAGTCCCGACTGCACGCCCTCGGTGTTCACGATGTCGGCGATTGCCCCGGTGACCTGCTGGAGCGTGCCGACGAGCCCGCCGCCACCGGCAGGCACGGCGTTGAAAATCCCGCCGATGATGTCGCCGACGTTGCCGCCGACCTCCATCAAATCCTTCAGCAGGTCGACGGCGGTTTCGATGGCGTCCTGCATCGCGCCCGACTCGAACGCCGCGCTGAGCCGCTCCCCGATGCCCTGCGCTGCCGTGGCGGCCCCGGTCGTGAGCTGCTCGAACGACGGGCCGGCCGCCGCACCGATCTGCCCCAGCGCCGTGACCACCAGGCCCGGGATCCCCGACAGGTTCCGCAGGCCGGTGCTGGCCGAGCCGAGGGCCTGGCCCAGCGTGCCGGAGTCTGCCAGCTCCCGCGCCGCACCAGCCGCGCCGGTCGCCATCTCGTTCAGCGCGGTCCCGGCGTTCAGCAGGTTCGTACGCAGCACGGGCAGCACGCTCGCGCCGGTGCGCTCCAGCTGCTCGTCCAGCCCCGCGAACACCCGGTCCTGCACGGACTGCTGCATCTCGCGAAGCGCCGGAGCCGCGTCGCGTACCGCCGTCGCGAAAGCCCGGGCGTTCGGCGACAGCTTCTCCAGCGCCTCACTGAACTCCGCAGCCTTGGACGGGTCCAGCGCGGCCGACAGCGCGTCGTCCATCCCAACGGCCGCCAGCTTCACCGCCCCGGACGCCAGCTGTACGGCGGCCATACCCGTCACCGCGACGCCCGCCGCAGGGGCCACGTTCGCGAGGGTCTGCACCACCCCAGCCACGAGGGGTACCGCGGCGCCGATGCCGGCCGCTGCCTTGCCCACCCCGGCCAGGGCGCCCGCCGCGCTGCCCGCGACCGAGCCGAGACGACCGACGATGCCCACCAGCCGGTTGGGCCGGTCGGTGTCCACGTTCACGTCGATGCTGACGTCCGTGTCATCGACGCGGCGAGCCGCTGCGAGGAGTTCGTCGAGCTGCCGGGAGGCGGCCCGCGTGGACGCCTGAACGTTGACGTTGGGGTGGGTGTCCGAGAGCCGCTGAAGGTGGGGGGTGAGTTGGCCGATCCGGCGCATCGCCTCATCGACGGAGATGTCCACGCCGATGCGCTGGTTGGACAGCTCGTCGAGCTGCTCACGCACCCGGGCCAGGTCGCGATCAGCCTGGTCCGAGTTGGCGTCGATCTGCACCTCGGGCAGGTGCGCGAGGAGTCCCTGTAGCTCGCGCTGGATCCCGCCGCCGAGGGCCGCGCCGACGCTGGACCCCTGCCGCGAGGCATCGGCGATTGTGCCCTGCAACCCGTCGAGGTTGACCGCCAGATGCGACACCAGGTTCGGCAAGTTGATGTCGTCGGCCACGGGTCACCTCCGGTTCATCGAGGCGAAGCCAAGGAGGCTGGCGCCGTCTGCGGGTTCGGGTTCGCGGTGGCCGCCGGTCTGGTGGGCGGCCTGGTGCTGCTCGGCCAGCGTCATCAGCTGGCAGAGGGTCATGTCCCAGAAGGCTCCGGGAGGAATGTGGAGGGCACCGACGGCGAGGTAGTAGCACTCAGCCCAGGGGAAACCGTCTCGATCGCCCCGGCGAGGTCCGGGGTTCCGTCGTTTCCCAGGGACTCCAGGGCCTTGGAGAACGCGGCGTTGAACGCCTCGACGTAGGCGGCGGTGCGGCCGGGGTGGAGCAGGTCGGCGATGTCCGCGCCGTCCGTGCGGCGCCGGTAGACGATGTCGCCGGAAATGCGCCGCTCACCCTTGGCGTCCTGGTGCTCGCGGTAGTGCGGCTCGAACCCGCCCGGCCCGACACAGCCGGCGCCCACGAGCTGAATGATCGGGCCGAACGCGGCGCCCTGCCCGGTGGTGTCGATCGCCTGCTGGACGGCGGCGACGGACCCGTAGCGGGCCTCCAGCAGGGCAAGGGCGCGGAAGCTGTAGCGGAGCGGCACTTCGGTGCCGTCGGTGAGGGTGACGGTGCCGCCCTCGGCGAGCAGGTCAAGGCCTTGCGTCATGGTGGTGTGGTCCCTTGTGAGTGCCGGGTTTCGGCCTGCGGATGGGAAGGGGGCCGGGCCGGACGCTGAGCGGACGTCCGGCCCGGGGCTCACGGGGTTGCGGCGGTCGGGATCGCTACGGCCGTCTCGTTGATGTCGATGTCGATCCAGTCGCCCGTCGAGATGAGCGGCACGCAGCGCGCCTCGTTCTCGATCGTGCGGTAGTCCTCTTCCGCGAGGCCCAAGCCAGGGAAGCTGGACATGACGCACTTGAGCAGGGAGAAGTGGACGTCTCCACCGACGACGTCACCGCCGCTCGTCGGGGTCTTCCCGACGAGCTTGTACGGCAGGGGCTTGGCACCGCGCTTCAGCGACCACTTCGACTTCTGCGCCGGCGTGGTGCCCGAGTCGGTGACGGTCGAGTCAATCAGCGCGACGAGAACGTCCAGCGACAGCTTCGCGTGGGGGTAGGCCACGGTGATGTTCGAGATCGTGGCGTCGGAGTCCAACAGTCCGTTGTCGCCGCGGAGTTCCTTGACCTCGACGTCGCCGGAGATCTCCATGGACTTGATGCCGGGCACGTCGATGCCGGCGCCGTACGAGGGTGTGCCGCCCTCGGGGTCGGAGAGCAGCGGGAAGATCTTCGCGTCCTCGACTGCGTACAGCTTAGTCACTCGGGAGATGGGCATCTCGGGTTCCTTCCTGGTGCCGGGGTCCGGCCCGGTTACGTGAGGGGTGGGGCGTCGGCTGCGGGCTGGGGGACGGTCTCGAAGCGGGCGGCGGGCAGATCGGGTACGGGGCCGGCGTCCTGCGGCACGATCAGCCCGTCAACCGCCCACCAGGTGGTGCCGGGCCGGTCGCCGCTGGAGTGGACGGCGACGGCCCCATGTGCGACGGCGACGATCTCCCCGATCAGGGCGACGGTGGCGCCGGGCCGGGGCGGCCAGTGCGGGCCGAGCGCAGCGATCACCTCGTCACGCGGCAGCTCGGTGTACGTGATCCTCATGCCGGGATCACCTCCGTGCGGCGCAGCTCCCGGTGCACTTCGACGGTGATCGACTCGCGCAGCCGGTTGTCCGTCACGGGGAACCGGTCGATGTCCTGCACCCGCACAGCGGTCACCTTGCTGGGGGCGTCCGGCAGTTGGCAGCCGTGCAGCGCCGCGGCGATCACCTCGGCCAGGCCGTAGCGCTCGGCGTTCTTCGCCAGCCGGGTGTTCACCTTGGTGCGGGCGGGCTGGATCAGGTCGACGGTGAGGATTTCGACGACGGACAGATCGGCGTCGGGGTCGCCGAAGTCGCCGTTCGCCGTGGCGTTCAGGCGGATGTCCTGCCGCTGGATCACGCCGTACGGCGCGGCCTGCCCGGGCCGGGGCCCCTCGCGGAAGAACGGCACCCCGGAGCCGAGCGCCTCCAGCCGGGCCTTGATTGCGCCCTCGGTCGTCGCGGCCATCACGCCTCCGTCCACTGACCGTTGCGGACCCAGCCGTGCATGCCGCAGCAGTTCCACAGGAGCGACGGTTCGAGGTGCAGCGGGTCGCGGGCGACGAGCGTGTGCGCGCTGGTGCTTGCAGGGACCCAGCAGCCTTCGTGCACTTTGAGGTGGGCGGGGAGGCCCTCCAGCGACGTGCACCAGTGCCAGAACGTGGGGTTGGCCTCGCCATCGATCCACCCGTAATAGATCTTGTCCGTCAGCCTGGTGACACCGGTCATTTCCATGCCGGGCCAGTCCGACGGCGGCGTGCCGAAGTCGTGGTTCATCAGCGCCGTCCGATCTGCGAGGCGTGCGCCCGCCAGAAGATCGGCGTCAGCTCGATCGCCGGGCGAAGGAACGGCTGCGCGGCGGTGCCGGGGTGGTTGACCTGCGCGACCGGGTGAGCGGCGCCCGGCCAGTACAACGCCTGCTTGTACTTCGGCTTGATGACGTGCGGCGCCGTGCCGTACTCGACGGCCGCCGCGTAGTTGACGTTCGTGCCGATGACGTAGCCGACGCTGCGCCCGGAGCCCTCGGCCCTGGACACGATCGAGGAGCGCAGCCGGCCGGTGTCGACCGGGGCCCGGCGGCGCGCCTCGTTCTGCACGTCCACCCTGGTGCGGTCCACGGCCCGCTTCACGTCATCGGACATGCCGCCGAAGTAACGGCGCAGACCACGCTCGTACGCACGGGTGTTGATCTGCGTCGACACCGACGTGCCCATGCTCAGACGGGACCGGGACCGGAAGCGCATCACACACCGCCGATCAGGTTGTAGCCGCGGTTCAGGTAACCCACCAGAAGGGCGTCTACCTGCGTCGATCCGGTCGACGACGACGGGGAGACGACGCCCGACGGGCCGTCGTCGCTGTCCTCGATGGCGACGTTGTTGCCCTCGTCGTCCACGTCGAGCCCACCGTCCGGCGCGTCCTCGTCCGTCGGCGAAGCCTCACCCTGGAGGTGCGCGGCAAGCAGCGCATTGCCCTGCCCGACCAGCAGCGGCACCGTGTCGTAGCCGAACGATCCGGCCACCCGCACCTGCTCGGCGCCCCACCGCTCCCACAAGCCGAGCCAGCCCCCGTTGTACGACTCGGCGCCCACCACCAGGTCGTCGTAGCCGCCCCACGCGAGGTGCACGGCGTCGATCTGCCCGAGCACCTTCGAGGAGGTGACCCGGTACGCCGAGGCCGGGAGCGACGCCCCGTCGTCCGGCTCCAGTACCGGCATGACGCTGGTGACGGTCCGGACGCGGCGCGGGAGAATGACCAGTCCCCCCGCGCCGACGTCCGCCACCACCACCAGGTCAGTTGGCTCGAAAATCTGCTGGGTGTACTGCTCGATCCGTTCGCGGCCAGCCTGAATCCACGCGGCGACCTCGGCATCAGTGCCGGTGCACCCCGCGTCCCTGGCGGCCTGGATCGAGCAGTACGCCATGGGTCAGCCCTGCTCGCTGTCGGACTGCTCGGCCTCGGCGGCGTCCAGCTCCCGCTTCACACCCTCGGTGATCACGGCGCCCTTGGAGACGATCTGCCGGGCGTAGCCGCCCGGGTGGGAGTGGACGACCGGGCCGGTCGGGGCGCCGGTGCCGTCGGAGTCGAGGGCGCGGAACGCGTCGGACGGGGCGGTCTGGCCGACCTCCCAGCCCTCGCCCGCGCTGTACTCCTGAGTACGGACGACGGCCGGATTCGGCTGCTCGGGGGTCTGCTCGGGCTCGGGGGTCCTGCTGCGTGCGGCCATGTCGGCAGCTCCTCACGTGGATACGAATGGCGGGGGGGGGCTCGGGCGCGGCCGGGAACGGGCGGCCGCGCCCGAGCGGATCAGGTCGCGGCGGCGAACGTGATCCGGACGAACGCTGCCGGGGTGTGCACCGCGACGTTCGCGCGGCGCTCGGCGAGGATGACCAGCGTGTTCGCGGTGAAGTAGTCCGCGTGGCTGTCGGTCATGAGGATCGTGATGCCCTGCCGCTCCCACAGCGTGGCGCCGGTGCGGAACCCGCCGAGCAGCGCGGTGCCCGCGGCCATGGCGACGGTGGTGACGACGGTCAGGCCCCACAGGCGCGTCGGGGCGCCCGGGTCGGTGACGTTGGCGATGACGCGGAACTGGCCGTTGGCGTCCTCGTCGAGCTCGATGTCCTGCCAGTCCATCGGGTTCATGACCACGGCGGTCGGCGGGTAGAGCGCCAACTCCCCCTGGGTCTTCGCCTTCCGGACGGTGATGAGCTTGACGTCCGTCGAGCCCACACCGGGCTGGTAGGAGCCGATGCCGGGCGTGGTGAGGATGCCCTGCATCTGCGTCGTGCCGTTGCCGGTGAGGATCTCCCGGTCGAGCTTGAACTCAAGGCCGTACGTGAGGCGGCCGTTGATGTAGCCCATCAACTGCCCGTTGTCGTCCGCGGCCTGCCGCGTGATGGGCACCCAGTGAGCGACGGTCTTGAGGGTGGTCGTGATGAGGTCAAAGGTGAACGGACCGCTCTTCGGCTTGTCCGCGCCCTCCGCCACGACGGCGGCGTTGTTCCACGTGCCGGCGCCGGTGACCGGGCCGGACGTGTCCCGCATGTACTCCAGCGTCGTACCGTCCGACGTCTGCCGGTCCAGCAGGTTCGCCACCAGCAGCGGGAAGTCCGGGTTCTGCGGGATGATCCCCGGCACCCGGGTGTTCTGCTGCGGCTGCGTGCCGGTGGTGACGGTGCCGGCCGGGGCGGCGCGGTGCTCGACGGCGAACTTGCCCTGCTTGCCGTTGGCGCGGAAGTGCTCCAGCGCCTTGGACCGGACGAACGCCTCGGCCGCCGAGACGGGGTCGGGGTTGCCGCGGTCGTCGGGCTGCATGCCGGGCTGCACGCGGGTGTCCGGGGCGGGGTCACCGGCGGGGAGCTGAGCGGCCTTGAGCGCACGCAGCCGGGCGTCCCGCTGGTTCGCCTGCTCGATCTTCGCGGCGACATCGTCGGCGCGCTTCAGCAGCTCGTCGATGTCGCCGTCGTAGTTCTCGTCCTGGAGCAGCCGGGCGATCTCGTCGCGCTGCTCCAGCAGGGTCGGGGCGCCGCCCTTGATCGGGTAGATCGGCCGTCCGTCGCGGCGGCGACCGATGGGGCGGATCTTCGCGAAGTTACTCACCGCGAGTCCTCTCGGTCCGTGGACGGCGCACAGCCGCCCAGTTGTCTGGGTTGCTGCGGTCCGTCTGTCACGGCCGGTGGATCGCGCCCGGCATGCTCGCGGCTTTCACGTCCGGTGCGAGCGGCCCGGATGGGGGGAGGGTAGATCGATCACGGGTGTGTCTGTTGGTGGGGGCTGCAATTCGCGGCGACGGCGGGCGTCTACCGGCGTCGTCGACCGCCACCCACCCGGCCCTTGCGCGCGGGGAGGGACCGGTACGAGCCGCTGCTCTTCGCCCACCGGCGGGCCCACGGCATCTTGCGGGCGAACGCGAAGCGCCACTGCGCGCGGGAGCGGAAGCGGCCCATCACGCACCGGCCACCGCGGTCAGCTTCAGCAGTGCGGCGCGGCGCCGCCGCTCCCGCATCTCGACGTCCCGGACGGTCCCGGCCGCCGCGCGCTCCTGCTCCTCGCGGATGCGGTCGGCGATCGTCGGTGCGTCGACCTCGGCGTACAGGTCGCCGAGCGCGCTCCGCACGGTCTTCAGCTTGCTGCCGGGGACGGCCGCCATGCGCGCGGTGATCTGCGAGACCTCGACGAGGCGCGCGGAGCGGATGTTCTCCAGGGCGTCTTTGCGCTCGTCGTCGCCCATCTCCGCCAACTTAGACCACTCCGGCAGGTCTGTGCGCACGAAGCCCACCGACAGCTCAGGGGCGCTACCGGACCGGGCCATGATCCGCGCGTCCCGGCCGGCGACGGTGTCGTCGTAGCGGCCCTCGATCCACAGGTGGTCCGCGCGTTCCTCGGCCCGGAACGTGCCGACGGGCTGCATCGGTGAGTGCATGAACAGCAGGGCGTAGTCCCGCTTGTCGACGCCCTTACGGAACACGCCGGGGTGGAAGGTGGTGCCGTAGCTGTCGCGCTTGCCGTAGCGGCAGGCGTACCCGGCGAACGTGCCGTCGTCGCCCTCCCCGACACGCCACTCAACGTCTTCGAGACTGCGGAACTCGATCTCCATCACTGGCCCTCCTTGGCCTGCTTGAGCGTGTGCTCGGCGTAGACCTCGGCCACGCCGTTCATGACGTCCTGGTGCGACGAGGACAGGTTCGGGGCGTACCGGTACACCGCCCGGTTCTTCTGGTCGCGGCCGTCGTACTCGTAGACGACCTGCCCGTTGCCGAACGTCATCAGCTTGGGCAGCTCGCCGTCCGGATCGGGCCGGACACCGATGTCCGCCTTGCCGTCGAACGGGCCCCGGCGGACCTCCTTGAAGGGCACGCCGGGTGGGCAGTAGGCGCCCTTGTACTGGGCGTGCCCGGCGGGCTGGAGGATGGCGCGGACCTCGCCGCGCAGTAGCGTCGCCATGGTCAGGCCGCCTTGCCCGACTCGACAAGATCGGCCATGACTCGCAGCCACGCCACGGTCCGGCCGCCCCGAGAGGGGTGGTGCGTCTCGGACACGTTCGCGTGCTCGCGCAGCATCTTCGCGCTCGGAGGCGCGGGGGCGAGCATGACGCCGAAGCGCAGCAGGAGGCGGTTGATCGTCTTCATGGTCAGGACTCCTCGAACTCGAAGGTCAGCGCACACCGGCACTGAATGGACTGCGCGGCCGGGGCGGTCGGATCCGCCGGCCACCGGGACTTCGTGAGCGTGAACCGCTTGTTCATCGCGGCCGACCGGCCGTTCTCCTGCCGGTGCGTCTCGCGGGTGCGCTGGTCGGCCGTGGCGAGCCACGTCTTCCGCGTCGCCCCGGCGTCGAGCGCGGCGAGGAACGACGCCTGGTTGTAGCCGCCGACGGTCTCCGTGCGGGCGATCATCGTCGCCCGGTAGTCGGACAGGTTGGCGAACACGCGTTGGATCCGGGCCCGCAGCTCCGACACTGACTCGCCCTCGGCTACACCGTGCGCGAGGACCTGCGACCGCAGCACCTGCTCGGTGGTCGCGGTGACCTGCCCGGCCAGCTCCTCGATGCGATCGTCCAGGGCGCTCGCTACATCCGGCTCGTCGAGATCGAAGCTGCCGGTGATCGAGGCGCCGCCGCGCTTCCATGCCCGCTCGACGAACGGCCGCAGCAGCTCGCCCGTCCGCCGCCGCCAGTACCCAGGGTCGAACAGGTCCCGCAGCTTGATGCGCTCCTCCCACCCCTCGGGCCCGGTCGCCACGTCCATGTCGGTCATGCGCGCGGCCGGCGTCTGCTCGGGGTCGGGCGGGGCGAGGATGAGCTGCTGCTCGCGGGCGAGGGCGCAGGCGTGCGCGCGGTTCTCCTCCAGCCAGGCGGCCGACCGCTCGGGCTTCTTCATCAGCCGGTCGAAGTCACGCAGCACCCGGTCCCGCTGCTCTCGGGCGAGGGCTTGCACTGCGCGGCGCCCGGCGCCCTCCAGTTCGTCGTACGCGGCGTTGATGGACGCGAGTGATGGCGACGACGGGGCGTCGTGGGCCCGCGACAGACGGGGCGTCGGACGGGCGTCGACCTGCGGCGGCGGGCCGCCGAGGAGACGCGCGAGCGCGGCCTCAACCGCCCGCTCGACGACGGCCCCGACGTCGGGCGTCGACTGCGGCACACGGGAGAAGTCCGCGTCCCACGACCGTGCCGCGTCTGTGCCGGCTGCGCCCTGTACGGGAGCGAACTGCGCCCGGTACGGGGTGAGAGTGTGCTCGCCGATCTTGTTCGGCAGGGGATCCAGGCCGAGCGCGGCGCGGGACTCGTCGATCGTCATCACGTCCGCGTACGTCGAGGCGCGCACCCGGTTCGCCACCGAGTCCTGCGCCTCTTGCAGCGCCTCGACCCCGGACAGGTCGAACGCTGCTTCCTCGTTGTCGCTCGGCAACAGCAGCCGGTCGATGTCGCTCGCGATCATCTCCAGCTTTGGCTTGATCGTGTCCGACCACAGGGTGGCCTTGGCCGCGGCACGGTTCTCGTAGGTGGTGCCGGCCGAGAGGTAGTCGTGGGGCACACCGAACGCGAGCATGACCTCGGCCGCGTTCGCCATGCGGGATTCCAGGTAGGCCATTTCCTCGGGGGTGAAGGTGAGCCGCTCGAACCCGATGCCCTTGCTGCCGTTCTGCCCGCCGCTGGGCTGCGACCGCACGAGCAGCGTCTTACCCGCGTTCTCCGGGCCCTGCATGCTGCTGCGCCACGACGCCTTGACCTGGTTGAACTCGGTCTCGCCCATGTCGCCGAGGTAGACGACACCGGTGGGACGGGCCCCGTTGGCGTAGCTGGAGCGCTGCCACTCCCGGGCGTAGGCGTCCATGTCGACGGCGTGCCGTGCGGCCTTCCACGGGGCCAGGCACCCCAGCGGATCGAACGGGTGCGGGTAGCGCAGCCACAGCATCTCTTCCGGCAGCACGGGCACCTGCTGCCCGTCTGCCCGGCGGATCATGAACCCGACGATGTTCGCGGTCGTCGGTCGCTGGGCGATCGGCCGATCCACCACCACGTCGACCTGATCGAACACGAGGTGGAGTTCGCTGATCGGCCCGAGCCCGGTCTCACCCCGGTCCAGCCACACGAACGACTGCCCGGCGAGTTCGGCCTGTTGCAGCGCCAGCGACTTCAACGCCCGCGCACTCATCAGCGGGTTGGGCCGCTTGTTGAACAGGTGCGCGATCGGGTGGCCCTCAATGGGAGTGCCGTCCGGCTGCTGCACCACGAGCGGCACGGAGGACCCGTTGTCGGCGATCGCCGCCACACACCGGTACGCCACGGCGCTGTTGGCGTAGCCGCGGGCCTCTGCGTCCAGGGCGAGCGTGAGGGACTGCTGCCCGCCGATCGAAGCGACCGTGATGGGCTGCCGGTCCCGGAGCACGTCGAGGCCGGCAGCGCGCTTCTCCGCTGCCCGGCTCAAGGCTCGGTTCCTGTACTGGCTCACGTCAGTCCTCCTAGGCGACCGCGGCGAGGTTGCCCGCGGGCGCGAGCATGAGATCAGTGAGGGCCCACACGCCGCCGTCAAGGCGGTCCGGGGAGGCGTCACCGGGGACCCAGGTGACGAGCTGCTCCTCGAACTCGGGCAGGGACCCGACGATGTGAGCGGCGCGCTGCTCGAACACGGCGGCCACCGGCTCGGCCCGGGTGAGCTTGCCGCGGCTGGCGTGCACGGTGCGGTAGTTGACGGTGGGGTCGATCTGCCGCACGACGGTGCCGATCCACTCGCCACCGTTGTTGACCTCGGCCACGATCGCGTCGGCCCTGTGCTTGTGGTATGCGGCGATTGCACGCCGCGCGGCCTCCACGGGGGGCATGCGGCCGGACAGGTCGTCGAGGACGTAGCCGTGCTGCCGCATGGTGCCGTTGATGTCCGGGATGTGCTGCTGGCCGAGCCCGGCGACGAGGATGCCCATCTCGTCGGACTCGTCGTGGGAGGTGGCGGCGGGGTCCATGGCGACGACGACGCGGGACATGGGCGGGGCTGCGCCAACGCGGGTGGCGTCGAGGAGCGCACGGGACCACAGGGCGCCCTCGATGTCCTCGAGGAGGACCCCGTCGAGTTCCTGCGCTGCGATGCGGGTGCCGGCGTACTTCTGGATGAGGTGGAGGCGCTGTTCCTCGGGCAGGTGGATCGCGTCGCGGGTCTTGCCGCGGGTGACGTGCACCTTGGCGGAGCGGGTCAGCTCGATCAGCTCGGTGCGCGGCTTGGGCGTGGTCGACCCGATGTAGTGCGGGTTCGTCCCGAGGCGGAGACCCATTTCCGAGTGTGTGATCGCTTCCTTCAGGCGGCGCTGCGCGGCGACCTCCTCCATCCACACCAAGCAGCGGTTACCACCGGCACGGAGCCGCTCGACGTCGTCCGGGGTGTGGCTGCCGAACAGCTTGGCCTCGGCGCCGGACGGCCAGCGCGCGAACGTACCGCCCGCGGTGGTGCGGAGCAGGACGCGCGGGTCGTGCGCCTTCAGCCCGGACGGCCCGTTCACGCAGGCCTCGACGGCGTCTCCCTGCGTCGGGGCGATGATCGCCATGCGGTGCCCGCCGGGCAGGCGCGGGTCACACGGGGGCCCGTTGACGTGGGCGACCATGTAGCGGGCGCAGCCGTCCGTCTTGCCGGTGCCGCGCCCGCCGAGCTGGAGCCACCAGCCGAGTGTCTCGATGTGCTCGGGCGGCACCTGCCAGGCGTAGGGCTTCCACCGGCCCCACCGCTTCTGCCACAGGCGCGCCGCCAGCTCAGTTTCGAGCAGCTCAAGTTCGGCCGGGGACATCCCGGCCAGCTTGGCGTCGAGGTCGGCGAGCACTGCGGAGCTACTCCCATTCGTAGTACGGCTGATCGGGCCCGGTGCCGCGGCGGTGGATCATGCGGGGGTTGTGGCCGGGTTCCAGCTCACACGTGATCGACGAGTCGTTCGGGTACGTGGGGCAGGCGGCGGGCTCCTCGTCGGCTGGCGGCTCCTCGGGATCCGGCTCGGGCGCGGGCTGCTCGTCGGGCTCCGGGTTCGGGTCGGGCTCCGGCTGCGGGTCCTCGACGGGCGGCTCGGGCGTGGGTTCGGTCACGTCTCCTCCAGCTGTGCGATCTCGTCGGCGATGTTCCTGATGCGGTCCCGCATCTCGTCGGTGACGGTGACGTTGGCCTTCACGGGGGCGTACAGGCCGAGCAACTTGGCCTGGTGGTCGAACAGCTTCACGAGGGCCTCGTTCGCGCGGACGTCGCCCTGTATGACCTTGGGCATGAGGCAGTCGATGGCGATGCTGAGGTTGGCGAGCTGCTCGCCGAGGTACTGGCCGTGCGCCTCGGCGGCCTGCGCTGCCAGCTCGGCGACGCCGCGCTTCCACGCCTTGTAGACGTTCTTCACGTCGCATTCGAGGTGAGCGGCGATCTGGCGGAACTGCATGCGCTCTTGGGTGCGCAGCCGTACGACCTCGTGCTGTCGCACGAGGCCGATGTCGTGGTCTGCGTGCCGCCGCGCCATGTCACCTCCCTGGGCAGGAAGGTACGGATTTTCGGGCGGGCAGGATCTTGGGGGCTGCAATTCGCGGGCATGACGACGACCCGCCGACGCAGGTCGACGGGACGTTCGGTGGTGCGGGTCAGCCGCGCTGCGGCTGCTTCAGCGCCTCGATGAACCGTGAGGCCGTGGGCGCCGACTGCGCGAGCAGGGCGGGCGCGCTGGCGGCCACCTGCAACATGGCGTCGTGGAACGGGCGCAGCGTGCGGCCCGCAGCCTCCAGCGCCTCGCGGGCGTCCTGGGCCAGCTTCAGCTGACGCTCGGACGGCGGCGGGGTGGGGTGGTCGTGGCGGTCGAGCTGGCGACGGGCCCGCTCAGGGTCGGGATAGGGGCGGTAGCTCATACGGTCAGTCTCCCGCTGGTCGGTCAGTGCTGTCCCGGGATCGGCCCGTTGTAGCCCTCGGGGATGTACGTGACGGTGACGCGGCGCCGACGGGCGGCGAGATAGAACGGCGTCCACAGGCCCACGGTGCAGATCATCATCGTCCAATGGAAGCCGATGGCGATCCATCCCATCTTCCGCCGGGTCTTGATCTCTGGCATGTGGTCCCCCTGTGGTGGTGTGGTGAAGGGGAAGTGTCGCACGGTGGACGTGGCCGGGCCCTCGCCCCTGGGGATTTAGGCGAGGGCCCGGAGTGCGTCACAGCCAGAGACGCGGATTGCTTGCGTCTGCGACTGTACGACGAGGGTCTGACAACGGGCCTACAGGTCGGCCCACGCCTCACAGGCGGCCTCGACAGGGACGCGCAGGTGCTGGTGCCAGCCGGTGGTCATCGGCGTCGGGGTGCCGGTGTGGGCGACGGTGGCGACGGTCCCCGCGAGCATGGCGGGCATCACCCAGCCGGGCACGGGCAGTGGCTCCGGGTCCCGGTTGGAGCCGTCCTCGTTGAGGCGGGCCCACTGCCAGACGGGGCCCCGGGTGTACTCCTCATCGCGGCCGGTGTGCCAGTCCCAGATGAGAATGAGGCCGTGCCGGTACCGGTCGGCGGGGATGCCGGACGTCTCCGGGGTGAGGGTGATGACGCCGCGCAGGTAGGGCACGTCGTAGGAGTCCTCAACGAACGGGTCTGTCTGCTCGGGCATCATGCCGGCCTCGGTCAGCGCGTCGAAGACGGCCGCGACGTACTGGGTGTGGGGCAGGGTGCGCATGGGTGGATCCTCTCGGGTGGTACTGACAACGCGGGTCAGGTGCAGGGGAAGTGGCTCGGCGGGTAGTGCCCGGCGCAGTTGGGGCAGTAGTCGAGCGGCGGCTGCTCGTACCCGAGGGCGGCGAGGAGACGACGGATCATCGCGCGTTCACCTCCCCGACGCTGCTCTGGTCGGTGACGTGCTCGATCTCAGGGAAGATCGTCAACCCCTCCCCCGGGCCCTTGCGGACTTCGCGTACACGCGTGGTCTCACGTGCGTAAACGTCGCCAGAGGGGGGCTCCTGCCCCTGTGGGGGAGTGGCGGACGAATCGGACACGCGGCGGCGCGCCGACCACCACACCGCGGCCACGCCCACCACCCACACGGCGAGGACACCGGCCACGTCCGACACGGCCCACAGGGCCGCGAGGGGCACGCCGCCGAGCACGACGAGGACGCAGCCGCCGGCCGCCGCGCTGCGCTGCTCCGGCTCCTCGATGGGGGCGCGGCGCTTCTTCCGGGCGGCCATCACAGCGCCCCGTACACGGTGTTGCCGAGCCAGTTGACGGCGACCGCGAGCGGGGCCGCAGCGAACCCAGCCACCCCCGCAGAGGTGCCGAGACAGACGCCGCACCAGGAACCGCGCTTGATGTCCGAGCCGTACCGCGGCTTCCTCGCCAGGACGACCATGACGGCGGTGAGGATGAGGACGATGCCGCCACCGGCTTGGGTGAGCGGCAGGTAGGTGACGCCGGACGCGCGGATGCCGGACTGGCCGCCGATGCCCCAGACGAGGGCGACGTCCCCCAACCAATTGGAGATCCACAGTGCTGTGTCGGCCGCCCAACCGACGAGTCCGCCGATGCCGAGCACAGCGAGGACGCCATAGGACCAGGCGAACAGGAACGGGAGTAGGGCTGCGGCGTGGTGGGCGGGGCTGGACTGAAGCGCCTTAAGGCCGGGCCACCAGGCGGTGAGGTGGTAGGCGAGGATCAGCAGTCCGACGGTCACGCCGCCATACGTCACGAAGTTCATGGAGTCCTTCAGCGGAGGACGGCCACGCCGAGCGCGGCGAGGGTGAGGATGAAGGCGACGGTCCCCGTGATGCGGGGGACGTCGTGCAGCGCGACAGCGCACAGGCCGAACAGGCCGAGGAAGGCGGAGCCCGCGAAGAACACGGCGAGCATGGCGGCCTACGCGGTGCGGCCGATGGCCGGCGGGTAGTCGGCGAGGGCGGGCTCGTGCTCCTCGACCTCAGCGCGCAGTACGCCTCGGATCGTCGAGTCCCCAACGCGGCCGTACCCGGCGGCGATCAGTGCGTCTCGCATGGCGGCGGTGCCGGGGCGGGCGCCGTCGTCGTACAGCGGGCGGATCGCGGCGCAGCGCGGGTCCCGGTAGACGATGGCCGGTCGCTCGGGTCGCTGCTCCTCGGGCTCGGGCTGCTCCTCGGCGGGCTCCAGCGCGGGCGGCTGCTCGGGCTTCGGGGGGACGGCGGGTGTCGGCTGCTCCTCGGCGCGTTCGACGGTGACGACGGGCGCGGCCTGCGTCGTCGTCTCGGCGCGGCGGGCGAACCACACGTGCAGCTGCCGCATCAGCGCACCGAACGCCAGCAGCGCGGCCACCGGAGGCACGGCGGCTACGACGTACTCCAGTAGCCCGGCCCCTGCGCCAACGCCGGCCACGTTGAGGCCGATGGAGCCGATCGCGCCGACGGCGGTCAGAGCGATGGCCCAAGGGTCGACGGTGCGCAGGTACGAGGCGCGCAGGATCAGCAGCTCACCGGCGAGGTAGAAGAGGTCGAGTACCGCCGGCCACGCCCATGCTCGGGCGGGGTCCATGCCGAGGCCGTTGCGGGCTGCCACGTCGTGGAGGTGGTGGTAGCTGAGCCAGAAGGCGATGCCGGTGATAGCGGTGATGATGACGGCGGCGCCTACGGCCAGGCCGAGCCCGCTGGTGGCGGTGTCCTTGGTCTTCATCGCGGTCACGCCGGGCGGGTGGCGACGAAGTCGGCGTCCACGGCGCCGAGCGCCCGGGCCTCGCGGGTCTTGTCCTTGGCCGCCTCGTGCGCGGACTCGGCCTCGGCGCTGTGCCGGCCGTAGTCGTTGATGGCCTGGGTGTAGACGGCGATGGCGTTGACGGCGTCCTGGACGGCGCGGTCTCGGGCGGGGTTGGGTACGCTGCGTTCAGCCATGGGAGGTCTCGTCTCCTGTGGTCAGAGCCTCGTTCGGTGGTCGCACACCGGCGGGGCTCGCTTCAGTTGTGGGGCGTCGTCGGGCGTCGTCGGCCCGTCGTGACGCGACCAAGGGGTACCCCTTGGATTCCAGAGGGTACCCCTTGGGCGGGTGTCTGTGCAGCCCTACTCTCCGGGCGGGAGGTGGCGTGGGTGGCTAGTGAGGTCGAGCGGGTGCGTGAGGCGCTGCGGGCGCTGGAGGCGATCCCGGACGCGATGGACCGGGCGGCGGCCTGCGCCGAGTTGCTGCGCGAGTGGCCCGAGCTGCACCGGCTCGTGGCGGACGTGCGGCAGCAGGCGGTGCGCACGGCGAAGGATCAGGGGCACACGTACCGGGCGATCGGTGAGCGGATGAAGGTCACCGGGGAGACGGCCGGCCAGATCGCGGCGGGGAAGAACCGGGCGTCGTAGACGTGACGACGCCCCGTCACCGGCCGTCGTCGGACGGAGTGACGGGGCGTCTGGCCTGCGTCGATCAGTGCCGCTGCGCCGGGTTCGTAACCCGGGCGTAGGCCTCGGCCAGGTTGTTCAGCGCCTCGGCGCGGTTCCCAGGGTTGAGCTTGCTGCTCTCCTTGGCCGCCTCCTTGATGTTCTCCAGCAGCGCGAGGGTCGCCTCGTTGGTCGCGTTCTGGTAGTCCTCGCTGAAGCTCATGGTGCTCCTTGGTCTGGTCGTGCTGGTGGTGTGGTTGGGGACGTGGGGGCGTAGCGGGTGGTTCCCGGCCAGATGCCGACTTACTCCAACCCCTTGGCGGCGCGGGCCGCGGCTTCCGCCCGGCGTGCGGCCGTCTGTGCGCGCTGCGCTGCGGCCTCCGAGCGGCGCCGGGAGTGAGCGGTGTCCCGGGCGCACCAGAGCACGCCGAGGAGACAGAGCGCGGTGAGGACGAGGGGGATCACGGCGCCTCCGTGGTGGTGGGCTGCTCGGTGACGTCGAGGGCGGCGCGCAGTTCGGTCAGGGGCCGGTTCCCGGGCGGCGGTGCGTCGAGGTCCCATCGGTCGGCGACCTCGCGCACGCGCTCGATGGCGGCCTGCGCCTCGGCCAACTCGCCGCGCACCTCGGCGACGGTCTCCCACCACGGCCGCTCGACGGTCGGCGCGAGCACGCTGCGCCACCGCTCCAGCTCCTCGACAGGCACAGGTTGCTCGGCTTGGTAGAACGCGTACTTCCCGTTCACCAGCGCGGGGGTGAAGCGGCTGAGGATCTCGCGGAGTACAGCGGCGTGTTGGTCGCGGTCGCGCTGCGCCTCGGCCCGGATCCGGTCGGCGTTCTCCAGCTCGGGCACGATCGTCTTCACGTGCCGCAGGTTCGACCAGGCCACGGACCGGGCGGTGTCGTGCTCGCGAGTCTCGGCCTCGAAGTGCTGGCGCAGCAGGGCGGACTCGTCGCTGCGGAGGGCGATGCCGCGGGCGGCGCGGTCGAGGATGACACGGGCGGACTCGCGGCGGGTGGCGCGCAGCTGGTCCTCGTCGGCGGTGGGTGCCTGCTGCTCGGTGTCGTTCCGGCGGCAGAAGCAGGCCGGGCCGCACTCCTGAATGCCGGGGATCGGGATGCGGACGCCCGTCGTCGGGTCGTCGTCACTCGCTTCCACCTGCTCGACGACGGGTGTCGTGAGGGCGTCGGCGATGCGTCGGACCTGCGTCGTCAACGCGTCGGCGGCGCGGACGACGGCCCGCGCGTCGTGGCTGGGCTGGCTCATGTGGTCTGGTCCTTCCGAGTGCAGGTGGCGCGGTCGTGGTCGGTGCCGGCGGTGAGGAACCACGCGTCGCAGCACCACGCCATGGCGACGGCTACGGCGGCGTCCTCGGCCGGGGTGCGGGCGTCGGGTGGTCTGGCGGCGCGTTCCAGGCGGGCGAGGGCGGCGCGGAGTTCGTCGCGGTGGTAAGCGTGGTGGCCGATCGCGGTGGCGAGGAGGACAGCGGCGCCGGCGAAGAACAGCGTGTGGGGCACGTCGCCGCGGCCGTGGCTGAGGAGGGCGCAGCGGAGCATGCCGACCGCCGTGAGGGCGTACAGCCCGGCGAGGGCGTTGGTGAGGTGGCGGGTCATCGGAGCCTCCAGAGCTGGTGTGACCAGTGGGCGAGGGGTAGGCCGGCGGTGATGACGACGAGGGCGACGAACGCGAGGACGGCGATCACGGCGGTCACCCGGCGAGCGCGAGGGGCTGTACGGCCGCAGGAGCGCCGTTCACGGTCTCGGCGGACGCGGGGGCCCCGGACGCCGCACGCGCCCGCTGGAGCCCCCGCCCCGCCTTCCTGCGGCGCGCAGCAGCCGACGCCGCCCGCATCGCCCCCAGACACAGAGCGCACGCAGGCTCCCCAACCCGCCGATGCAGGTGGTAGCCCGTCGTCGAGCCGCCCTTCGCGTGCTCGACGCCCAGGCGCCGGCGACGCTCGGCGAGCAGCTGCTCCTCGAACGCCGCGGCGCACGCCCCGCACGGCTGCTCCCGGTACGTGAAGTGCGCGTGATACGCCGACACCGACCCACACTCCAGCCGCAACCGGCCGCGCTCGTCGAAGCGCCACGGCCGGCCATCCCAGAACGACCGGCGGTCCGCGGCCGTCGTGCCGCCCCACACGCCCTTCAGCTCCGGGTTGTCGAGGGCGTACTGCGCGCACGCCGTCCGGACCGGGCACTCACGGCACAACGCCTGGGCGAGGGCCCGTTCGCTGCTGCTCTTGCTGAACCAGAGTTCGGGGTCGGTGGTGCGGCAGGGCAGGCCGGGGGTCGAAGCGGTGAGTTCGGCGAGGGTGGTCATGGCGCTCCCCGGGGGTTGGTTCTCGGGCGGTTGGTCGGCGGTGCTGGTCAGGCGGCTTGGTCGAGTTGAAGAGCGAGGAACTGGCGGCCGATCCACTCGCTGTAGGCCGGCGGTACGGCTTGGCGGGCTTCCTTGTTGGTCATCCAGGTGCAGCCCATGGCGTTGGCGTAGGCGCGTTCGTCCTTGTGCTCGAACGACATGAGCTTTCGGGCGCCCTTGGGGTGCCAGCAGGGGGAGAGCAGTTCCCCGCCGCCGTGCCAGGACGTCTCGAAGACGCGGTGTCGACGGACCTTCAGCCCGAACTGCGAACCGCACAGGATGTAGTCCGGGCGCAGCGTCCCGTCCCATGAGGCTTCGGGCACGTTCTCGATGACCCAGGGCTGGCCGCAGGCTTCCTGCAACTTCTTGCCGGGGGTGATGAGGTCGGGGTGGTTCTCGCGACTGCCTCGCCAGGCCGTGACGCGGGCCCTGTTCTGGCACGGCCACGAGGCATGCACGAGGTTGTAGCGCTCGATCTCCCCGGTGCGGGTTATGCGCTCCAGGTAGTCGAGGGCGTCGGCCTGGTGAAACTCGAACGGGTAGTTCGGCATGGGGTGGAGGTCGACGCCGACGACATCGAACCCGGCGAGGTAGTAGCCCATGGAGAGTCCGCCGGCACCGGAGCAGAGGTCGAGCAGGGTGAGGCCGTTGGCGGGCCTGGCGGGCAGCGTGGTCATGCGCTGTGCCTTCCGTGGTCGGTGGTGGCGAGTTGGGGTTCGCAGCGGGGGTGGACGGTGCGGGTG